GAGAGAATTCTCGTAGTAGTCTCCGACGGCGTCGCTCTTAGGACCGGTGAACGGTGAGAAGAAGTAGTCTGTGTATTGGTAGGCCTTGCCCATGTCTCTAGCCACGTCAGCTGGGACGTCTTGTCTGACGCCGAAGTCGTAGCCACCGCCGTAGTTCAACGCCACATCAAGCGGTGAGCGGTTCACTCGTGAGTTGCCGACCGTGTCTAGGTAGTTCTTCTTAAGCTCGCTCGATAACGCGTCAGGGTACTTGCCGTGCTCGACCGCTTGCTTGTTGTACTGAATGCGGTACTTGGCAGCCTTAGCTAGCAGCTTGGCCTTGTCTAGCATTGACAGGTTGGCGAACGGGTCGCTAACCTTGCCGCCCTCTGCGAAGTTCTTGGTGTAGTTGACGCCCTTGTAGTAAGGCGACACGTTAACGCCAACGCTTGACTGGCTGCGTGGGTCGGAACGGTAAACAGATAAGTTTTTGTATTGAGGCGACACGTTAAACCCTACCGTTGCCTGAGTGCGTGGGTCGGTGCGGTAAGCAGACCAGCCTTTCGCTAGTGGCTGGCGGCCAACGCCGTACTGCACACCGTCGTCTGTCATGTAACGAGCGCGTAGCTCGCTGATGTCGTCACGCTTAATCTTACGTGCCGGTACGGTCTCTGTGTAGCCATCGTCGTAGGTGTAGGTTTGAGCAGGCAGCTTAATTATTTCGCCATCTTTGGTAACGCCAAAGCCGTACTTGTTTAGGATGTCAACGTCGGTGCTAAAGTTGTAGTGGCTACCTGACGCGCCCTCTCTGTCAAAATTTCCGTAGTCGCCTGACGCTCTAACGTTCAAGCCGCCCTCGTCCATGTGTACTGGGCCGCCCTTGCCAAACGCAGGTAGTCCTTGGTTCATCACGTAGTCACGTATCTCTGGCGTGATCTCGAAGCCCATTTGCTCAGACACGTTGTTGCCAAGTTGCACGCCGATAGGTTTAACGCGCTCCGTTACACCCATTGACTTGAGTATGTCGTTGGCCGTGCTGGGTATAATCTGATCGTAGTATGTCTTCATGCCCTCGCCGCCGACTTGTAGATCCAAGCCAGACAACGTCCTTGGTTGTGGTGGGGCGTCAACGTCGCCGTATATTGACGGCTGTGCCTCCCAACCTACGTTAGTGCCTGCTGGCGCATCAGCGCCCTCGCTCTTAACAATCTTCTCTGCTATGTCTTTACCTAAGTGTTCAGCAAGCTCATCCTGCGTTAGGCCTTCTTTTGAAAGAACCTCTTTGCCGCCCTTTATCGCTGAAAAGCTGTAGGTGCCGTCAGGGTTCATACTATGATTTATGCTATCAATCTGCTTAGCCAGGTTGTAACGATCAGCCTGCTGCGCGCCAGTGGTCCAGGCCAAATGGCTTTGCCCCTCGTCAACCGCGCGCTCGATGGCCTTCTTCAAGCCTAGCGCAGTCCAGTCGCCTGTGTCTTCGACGTATGGGCCAGATGGTACGCCCTTCGGTGTAGGGATATCGCGCAACGCATCGTCTAGTTGGCGCATACGTTGACGGATATCAACGGGGCTCTCTCCACGCTCACGCATCGCAGTGGCTTCTTTAGCCAAGGCGTCCATCTCCGCCTTTATTTGTGCACGGCGCTCTACATGCAAGTCTGGTGTTAAGAACCCTTTCTTTCTACCCTGCTGCGCCCAGTCTGACTGCAGCTCCTCTAGGAAGAGCACGTCCTTGTTGTCAGGTGTAAGCTTAATGTTGGTGCGCAGGTGAGCCAAGACGTTGGGCTCGTCGAAGTGACCAGACCTAAAGTTAGATGGGTCACGGAGTATGTCGGCGGGGTGAGGCTGCTCGTACTCACGCACCACCCAGTTAGGGTTGTTGTTGAGCTTCTCAAGCGTGCGTGGCGACATAGGTACCGTGCCACTAGCTAGCAATTGCCCATTTTCGTCGGCAATCTCAAAGACTTTCTGCATTCTGATTGAGGGTGAGCTTGTGTTTGCAGGTAGATGGATAAGCGTCTCGGTGTAGTCCTCGCCGCCTGGCAGCACGTACTTGCCGTACTGGGTCTCATCGATACCATAGCCATCAGCGCGGAGGTTCTTGGTATTAATCTTAGGTGAGTTCTCTTGAATGTGTTTGACGATGTCCGCCTTGGACAACTTAGGTTGCCGCGCTAGTAGCTCGTCTAGCTTGATTGCTAGTGCTTCCTTCTTCGCGGCCTTGGGTGCGTTGGCCTTGATGTACGCTGCCCACTGTGAGCTAGGCATTGACTCTAGCTTGTGCGCAATGATCGTTCTCTCTAGTGGAGAGAACATGTTCTTGATCTTGTTGAGTGCGCTAACTGGGCTTGGCATAGCATTCCCTAAAAAGGATTGGCTTTGCGCGATTTTAACTCATATCAAATTAAAATACAACTAAGCAGCGTACGGATTGCTTCTTTCTTTTGGTGGCACGTAGCTGTCATCACTTTGGTTGCTGTCGATGTTAAGCATGCGCGTGTCACGCAAGTAGATCAGCGCCTGCGTCATGCTGTCGACCATGTCGTCGTGCTCGCCGTTGGGGAAGATCATCAGCTCGTGCATCATCGCGTCTGTCCATGACGGTGCGCGGCCTGGGTTCTTCTTCGACTCAGGCAGGTACACCAGGCCAGACTCAAGCAAGGGCGCGACCGAGTGAACGCGAGTCACTTTGTCAGCTCGCCCTGGATTGTACGGGTGACACGGCACGCCGCTGCGACGCAGGTCTTGCATCAAGCTAATGCCTGAGCCCTTCTCCTCGATCAGCACCACGTCGACCGTCTTGTCCTTGTCGCCGTACTTGGACCGGTACTCCTCGCCCATCTTCTTACGCAGGTCGGGGTAACCGAGGTGCTCCTTCCAGCAGTCAAGCAACACAACAGACTTCCCGTTGGCGTGATTGAACACGCCCCATGTACTGCAGGCCGTTGGGTCGTTCTGTGTCTTCTCGGTGAAGGCCGTGTCGTAAGACTGCACGACGTACATGAGCTTAGGCAGTGGGTCATTGGCCGACAAGAGCTTGAACCAGTCACGCTTGATGATACCACCAGCGGCCGGTGACGGGCGTTGCTGCAGCTGGCCCGATGTGCCGTACTCGCCAAGCTGAGTCTTGAGCTCGTCGATCTCTTTCATGCCGAAGCGGCCCTTCCACAGCAGCTCACCGTCCTCGGTACGTGGGTCGTAGTTGCCTAGCGTGGTCTTGCTGCGTCTACCCTTCTCGAACTGCGCCGGCAAGCAGAGGTGATCCCAGCCGCCCTGCCTGAGCACGTGGCCAGAGAGGTCGTTCTCGTGCAGCCGTTGCATCACGATCACCTTGCAGCCGGTCTTCGGGTTGTTGAGACGCGTGCTCATCGCTTGGTCCCACCACTCAAGCGTGGACTCGCGCATCGTGTCTGACTGCGCCTCCATCGAGTTGTGCGGGTCATCGACGACCAGCACGTCACCGCCGTGGCCAGTGGTCGACGCGCCGACCGAGGTTGCGAACCGGTAGCCGGACTTGTCGTTCTCGAAGAAGGTCTTAGCGTTCTGGTCACCGGTCAACGCGAACCGGTGGCCCCAGCGCTCTTGGAACCAGGGCGACTCGATCAGTCGGCGGCACTTGAGTGAGTCACGCACCGACAGACTGATCGCGTACGAGGCGAACAGCCAACGGAACTGCGGCTGCGTCATCCACACCCACACCGGCCACATCACAGCGACCTGTATCGACTTCATGTGCCGAGGTGGCACGTTGATGAGCAGGTTGCGTATCTCGCCGCGCGTGACGGCCTCCAGGTGCTCGGAGATGGTATCGAGGTGCCAGTTGCCGATGTAAGGTGTGCCGGGCTCGATGACGTGCCAGGCCATCTTAGTGAACTCGCTGAGTGAGCGCTCAGCTCGCCGCCTGTCGTGCTCAAGCTGGATAGCTCGCAGCGGTATCACGTTGGACATGTCTATCATACGTCGGTCACCACCTTAAGACCGTCTAGGCTCTCGTCTGAGGCCTTCGCGGTTAGTCTGAGGTACTCGGCTAGCTCGTCGTCAGTTAAGCGGCTCAGCTTGATCTCACTAGCCAGCGAGCCGTTCAGGTTAATGTTCTTGCTCTCGATCTTATCAACGTACAGGCCACTGACCTTACCTCGCAGCATCTCGCCATTAATCGCAGCAGAGTACTGATCCTTGGCTGCAGCGAGGTCACTTAGCTGGCCCAACTTGTTTATGTGCTCCTCGAGCGTGATCTGCACCTTCTTGATCACAGGAGCGCGTAGCTCTGCGATTCTTGCGATTAGCTTGGGTTTGGTCATGAGCTCTTTTGCAGAGCGATGAATGGTTGAATCCTTGTAGCGACTGGTGTCGTAGGCCGCTCTGTAGGCATCTGACTGGTTGTTGCCCCTCACTATGTTCTGACAGAAGATCTCCTCAGCGGCCGTTAGACCGCTCGGCATTAGCGCCGATGACGCTCTCTCACGTGGCTCACTTACTTCACTCATGCTTTAAGCCCTGACAAATGTTCAATCGTAAGTGTAAACCCTTCACGCCTGGCGATGTGAATAATTTCAATCCAGTACTTCTGCGGGATGTGACCGTCGGTGCCCTTCATGATCTTAGGGTAGGTCCAACGAGTGATCGTGCTCGGACTGATGCCAAGCTTCTTGGCCAAGGATCGGTTGCTCTTAAACTTAGACAAGACCGTGGCTGCGGGCTTCTTGTTCATAAGGTGGCTGTACTCTTCGTTGCTCATTTGTTTTCCAATATCATTCAACAAGCGACAGTATAAACTAATTGTGCGTTTGCCTCAACACAATAACACAACTTAAATAAAATTAGCCTTGAAACCCAATGATAGCCTCATCGTTAAAAATAATTAAAAATAATTAAAAATAAGTGTTGCGTTTACCTCAACACTCTGTATAATCGTTTCTGTGGTTGGGCAACACAATAAAACTAAAAGGACTAAATAAAATGACAACATTCACAAACACAGCGGTTACCTCAGCAGATTGTTTAAATTATGCAGAAAATTTAGTTGCTAACGGTGGTAGAACAAAACCATCAGCCGCTAAACAAGTAGCTATTGATTGGGAAATGGCGCATGGCTTAGATTTAGCCGGCGATAAATTTAAAGCTCAAGGTAATTTAAAAGCAGCCGAAGCTTGTTATTCAAGAGCATTGGCCAGAGCGACTAAAGCACATAACGCAACAATTTAATCAACAGGGCCTTCGGGCCCTACTCAAGGAGAACCGACATGGAAAACTACATCAAAGACGCCCTAAGCATCACCGAACTAGCTGGATCGTTAGAGCGAGTCAGCAGCGACGACAACCGCGACATCGAGACGTACACCAAGCAAGAGATCTTGGACGAGGCCAGGTGGGTGCTGTCTGAATTTTTTGAGGGCGGCCACTCAAGCAACGACGCCTTAACCGGCGAAGGTGGCCCTGAAGCAAAAAGAGAGGCGCAAAAAGAAGTGCGCTACCTAAAAGCATTTATTAAAAAATACGCTTAACCAACGGGGCCTTCGGGCCCTGTTAAAAATAATTGAAAATAATTGAAAATAAGTGTTGCGTTTCTCTCAACACTCTGTATAATGACTTCTGTGGTAGGACAACACAATAAAACTAAAAGGACTAAATAAAATGACAAATCTAGCTAAACTTCAAGCAACAACTCAAATCGACCAACTAGGCATCTTGTTAGCGCAAATCGCTGACCTTGAGGCACAGGCCGAGATCATCAAGAACGAACTTAAATCAAACGAAGGTGTTATCGAAGGTGACCTATTCCGTGGTGTTGTAACACTGTCAGAAAGAAAGACAGTAGACAACAAGGCAGTATTCATCGCTGCTGACGTACCAGCTGAGTTGATCGCTAAGTACACAAAGACAACGGCTGTTATCACTTTAAAAGTAACTTCACGCTAGGAGAACCGACATGGGTCAATATCACGTTCTATACAACACCGACAAAAAAGAATATGTCCACGCTCATCGAATCGACAATGGCTTAAAACTGCTTGAGCAAGTTGGTTTTCAAAAATCTACAGCCACTGCTTTGTTCTTGCTTGTAGCCAACAGCAATGGTCGAGGAGGTGGTGACGCCAAAGATCACGAATTGATTGGTCGCTGGGCCGGCGATCGCATCGTCGTCCAGGGTGATTATGCCGAAGAGGGTGATCAGGCATACATCACTGACGCAGCTCTGGAAACTTACAACGACATTTCGGCCCAAGTGCTGGACCTTCTCAATAAATACGATTAACGCTACCGACACCACGCTAGGAGAATCAACATGAACGAAGAAACTAAAACGGAGAAGGTCGTGGTCTTGCAGCTTACTGAAAAAGAACACGACGCGTTTTGTCTTGCTGCACAGTGGCCAGAGGACAAAGAAAAGTTTAAGAAGCTAATCACCCCAACAAACTTAACAGAACTGATTATTTAGGAGAACCGACATGACTACATCAACACAAACAACTTGGACCCCCTACGACGCCTCAGCGTGCGTGGAGGGCTTCGACGGCGAAGAACACGATCAGGACACAATCATCTCAGCCTGGCAGTACCTACTCGACACTGGCCTATGCTGGCAGCTGCAAGGTTGGTACGGCCGTGCAGCCAACGAACTGATCGAAGCAGGCTACATCACCCCACCAACCACACACTAGGAACTACATCATGACCAAAAACGAAGCATTAATACTAGCACTTAAACATTTGAGCCTTTATGCTTTTATATATTTTGAAACTCATCAATCTGAGGACGAAGAATTGCTAAGCGTTATTATGGCGTGTCAAGAAGCGGTAGATCAACCAGAAGCCACCACGCACTAATCTCACCCTCCAACCTAACCGAGTAACCAGCACCATAATTTGAAATAGGGGTGCGGTGCTCGGTTCTTCTTATACTACTTAAATGTGTAATGTGTGTGTGTTTTATGTGTGTACCAATTCCAAAACATACACACACTAATCTCATATGAATACTTTTTACCCTTTAACCGATAACCGATATCCTAAATAAAAAATATATAGTAAAAACAAAGATTTAAATAGGGGCGCGGTTAGGGGCGCGGTTGCAAAAAAGGGCGCGGTCACTGCGCCCTTTTAGCTTAAAATTCTACCTTCTCTAAAAAATTACCGGTCTTGTTGCTGTAAAAGTCTCGGACGATGTTTTTTACCTCCGTCACCCGTGCGTCGTCGACCGCGCCCCTAATCCACACATAATGATGCCCATCGTTGTAGATCTTTACCTTACGTCCAGGGATGGGTGAGTACCCCATCTCAGACAGGATAATAGAGGCCGTCCTATTCTTAGGAAGCTCACCGCCCTGGCCCAAGACAACCTTATTCATCCAGGTAACGTCAACAATCTTATCGTTAATAACCTCGCAGTTGTTGTTGCTGATAGCGTCATCCATCGCGTCCCACTCAGGCGACACGCTCAAGGCTTTCATCTCACGCTTGGCCCCGGTGTCCGGCGCACGTCCGCTAGGGTCGAAGCTCTTGGCTATCTTCCTATCTAGCAAAAACCTAGCGATAGCGTCTGGGCGACGTCGCGTGTTAGCGAACAGGTCGTCGAAGTAGTCGCGAGCTAACTCACGGCCACCGAAGGCGTCGAACAACTCCTCCTCGCTCTGTATCCTAGAGAACATAGCGCAGTAGCGGCGCTCGCCGTCGCCCAAGGGTACCGCGTCCTTGTGGTTGGTCAGCAGGAAGTACGACGTGAAGTTAGGCACGGTCCGATGGTCGCGGCCCTTCTCCTCGATCTGTATCGTCGAGTTAGATATGATCGGCTTTAACTTGTCCAGTATCTCGTACTTGTTTGTGCCGGCGATACGAATCTCTTCGACGACCGTCACGATAGAGCCGTGAGCCCAGCCAGTGAATCGACCAGAGATGGCCTGCGTGTCCAGCGACCTAACGTTGCTGCCGAGCAGCTCCTCGAACACGTTACCAAAGTAGCTCTTGCCGGTACCGGGTGCGCCCTGCAGCAGCATCGCCCAGCCCACTCGCTTGCCTGGGTTCTGGTAGATGTAGGCGAACCAGTCTAAGAACAGGTCCTGCTCGTCC